AATGATACAAAATCTTGCATTAAATCTTCTTTATCTGTTTCAACATTATTGATTATTATGATTTCACATTGCCTCGATGCCATCCAATCTTTTAAAAAGTTAAAACCAAATCGGGTTAAACGATCTTTATGTTCAATTACGATATGTGTGGTTTCAATATCATTTAAGATTTTCAATAATTTTGGGCGTTTATCATTTAACCCAGAACCTATTTCTTTTATAACAGAATGTACAGGCAATCCAGATAAGTTAGCAAAATGTATTATTCTTTCTGCTTGACTATCAAGATTTGCTTTGTTTTGAGACGATGAAACTCTTGCATAACAAATGACCTTTAATGGTCTATCAGGTTTATCTTCAGGAATAAGAATTTTACCAAATTCATCTTTGAATGCTGATGGGATTTGACCATTCTTGAATCTATTCCAAGCAGCTCTATATTTAATCCCATGGTCTTTTGCGTAATCTTTTAGTGTTTTCATAATGCTAATATAATCTATTAAATGCTATTTGTCAAGTGATTCATTACTTATACTCCATATAGTTTTTTATAATTTCTAAGAAATCAGTATCTTGCCAAGATGAGTACCCGTCTTCTCCTATTGGGTGGCAATTAGGACAATCTGGTGATACTTCTAATAATCTTGGATGTTTTAAACCTTCTGCAATAGCATAACACACACTTTGATTACCTATAAACATCTTAGAGCCCCTGATAATCTTAGCGGCTTCTAATAAATCAATAGGCTTATAGTACCTTACATCCCCGAAGTCTCGTACAAATACTTCATACTCATCTTTCATACCTATAAAAGTGATAGAGTCTTTGAAACTATTTACTATTTCTCTATAGTCAAGATTACCTACATATCTACGAGTTCTATTGATTATTATATTTGATAACTCCTGCTTCTCTATATTTATAGAATCTAACCAAGGATGTGCTATATTATATTGTCTTTGATATAGATTAAGAAAGGTATAAGATAAAGGAGATGCAGAAACTCCCGCAAATTCCCTAAATCTATCGAAGTCGAAATCTATTCGTTCTCTTTCATATATCTTAGCATCAATGATATAGGGTTGGGATTTAATGAGAGGTATTAGATTATCTATCGCTTCTTTAGACATTAGATTAGTTTGCTTTATATAAAAGTTTACATGTTTGAATGTCTTAGCGGCCGCTAAAGAATATAATATGTCTCCCGCTTGACCCGAATGTAGAATGTTCGCTATTGGCATTGAGTTTCCTTTAACTTTAAGTACTTTTATTAATTGAGAAGATTAGTAGTATTCAAATAATTCTTTTGGATTATCAAGGGGCTCCCCTACTAATTCTTCAAAGATTTCCTCAAAAACACTTTCTCCTTCAAATCTGTTTTCTGGATAAGGCGAATGCCCATATCCGTCATACTTTCTGCACAAATCTAATAATTCTCTTAAAGAAACTGTTCTATCTAAAATCTTATCTTCTTTAAATATTTTCATATTTTTTTCTTTCTTTTTAATTCAGTTAAAATAATGTTGATATAAATGCTCCGGTAGTATTATTTAGGAATTGTTCTTTTGGATCTTTTTCCTCTTCTAATTGGTTTTCTAATAATCTATTATCAATTTCTGTAGTGGTTTCTCCAGAAGTAACAAATGTAGAAGTAGTTTTTCCAGAAGAACTTGAAATAATTTCCATAGTATTATATCCCCGTTGCTGTTTTTACTACTGCCAACCAATTAACAAAGGGAGATGCAAGATTATTACACTCAGTAGCATGTCCCGGTAATGAACATACAAAAGACCTGCCCTTTTCCAATATCAACTCTACCGAACAATCAATATAATTAAGACCATTATCAGTCATGTGCTTATTAACTATTGGTAAATCTTCTTTAAGTGTTTGGGCTAAGAAAGCAATAGAACTAAATTTAGTTGTAATAGGAAATTTCCAATATGAAGATGGAGTAAGCAATAATCGTGTAATCTCACCACTTCTACTAATATATGGATTAGGGGACTTTTGAATATATTTATCCATACAGTCATACAAAGTTACATACTTAGAGATTTTTAATCCTTCTTCAATCATGGAAGGAGCAGAAGGTAGATGTAGGAAATCATCATCACATAAATAAACTACTTCCGAATCATCCATTTCCTTAATAATTTCCAAAACAAACTCAAAAGACTTTCTTTTACCTAAGTTTGTAGTTCTAATATCTTCAACTCCGAGTGTTTTTAAGAAATCTAAAGTTTCTTGTTTGCAATTATCGGCTGTAATAGTGCTATTATTCGCACCAAACACTTTTATGAAGTTACTCATACATTCTTCTTTAGTTACCCCTAAAAAGTCAATGGGGGCTCTCCTATCGCTTATTCTTACTATTTTTCTCATTAATATCCTCTTTATTAGTTCTTTACCATAGTTCTGGGCAAGAAATGTTTTTTTCAAACCCACACTTTGGACATTTAATAGTTTCCACCGTACCTAAGTGCCCTTGCTCCTTAATGTCCATAAAGTTACCGTTGCTTCCACAATTTGGGCACTTATCCCACATCTTGGATATGAGTTTTACCAACTGTTAAAGTACTCTTAAAATAAGGGGTTTCTTTTAACGAATCATTATTCATTTACAATCTTCTTTCTATCTATCTATAAGTCTAATTGTTTATTACTATAATATAACATATTTTTAATCAAAAGTCAAGTAAAATTTGACTTAATTGCTTACTCCTCCTTAATTATAAATCTAATATCTTTATTAAAATATTGTAGATATTCGTCTATATTTATTCTTCTTGTTTTTGTAGAGGAATCTAACGACCTATTCTTATTATGCCAAATATATATAGAAACAATATTATCTACATGTTTTATTTTTCCTACTTTTACTATTTCTCTTGCCGTATTCCAATCACATGCTCTATTGCAAAATACATAAGGAATACTTCTATATACTAATTTTCTATATAACATTTGCCCATTATCTACTCCCCATCCATTTATTAATAGGGGGTTCCAATCAACAATTCTTGAGAGATTCTTTTTACTTATTGAATATCCATCAAACCAACAAGTATATCTATTTCCATAAGTTAAAACAATTTTTGAATCTTTTATCATAGGGCTAACTAAGACCTCAAATTTGTTAGGATAAGAATAAACATCATCATCGCTTGGTGCAATAAAATCTCCTGTTGCACGACTAATTCCTATATTTCTTGGAATAGTCACATTTTTAGAGTTTTTATGTAGTTTTATATATTTTACTTTGTCGCCGAGCTCCTCTTTTATTTTGTCAACTATCTCTTTAGTATTATCTGTGGAGCAGTCATCTACAATAATCCATTCCCAATTTGTATAAGTTTGCTTCATAAGTTCTTTCTTTCTTTCTAGAAGAAAGGATGCTCTATTAAATGTGGGGGTGATAGCGGATATTTTCATAGTTCATTCCCAAATTTAAAAATTAATTTATCTTTATTTTCTCTTAGGAAGCAAATTAATTTACTACTTGTTTCAGATATTCCATTGTTACATGTATTATATACGTGTCCATGTGCTATTATCTTCTCCCCTACATATCTATAAGGGTCCGCTAGATTCCAATTATAGAATATGCTTTTAGCAAAAGTAAGAGAGGGGGTAAGGTGCTTAAAGTTAGAGTGCATAAAAATATGTGTGAACTTCAGGTTCTCTAGTGCTTGAATAGTGGCAATATTTATAGACCAATTTGGTGCTTTGAATATAGGAATATATGGAAGATTTGCCTCAAAAAGAGCTCTTTTTGACTTTAGTATTAGCCCCCCAGACTCTTCATAATTAGTGCTTTTAAATTCCTCATTTGTATGATAAGTACCGTGTATTCCAAGTGCAACATTTTTATTCTTTATAAGATATTTCACTTCTTTGCAAAATTTCTCGTTGTTTCCTATTGGAACGTGTTCCATTAATGGAGTAGTAAATAAAGTAATCTTGATTTTGGGGATTTCTTCTATAATGTCATAAAGAGTAGCTAAACAATTATAAGGAGAATTGCTATGAAAATCATCATAATCAATACAAATATTCATCTTAAATTATATCTTTCTCATTAATACTGATGTGTTATTGTTATCCGATCTAATATTTAGGATTTTAAAATACTTCATAAATAAGTACTTAAATCCATCTTTTGATATTCTCCAATAGTCTCCAAAAGAGTCTTCCGCATGATAATGATACATCCAAGGGCAATCTATTATTAAATAGCCATCATCTTTGAGAATCTTATGTAGTTCTTTTGGCAAATCAAAGATATTTGGAATATGCTCAATAGTTTGTACCATAATGATAACGTCATATTCTTTTTTAAATGGAGTTTTTGTAATATCCATTACAATATCTGGGTTATATTTTTTGTTAATGTCTATAGTACTTATCTCAAAGTTAGTAAATAGGGGGGAGTACTCTCCCCCATGAGGATCTCCAGCAATCCCAACATATAGCATCTTTCCAAAGATTAAGTTAGAATTTATATATTTTGAGAAAATCTTCACAGATTCTTCACAAGATTTTCTTGTCTCTGAAGTCATCTTTTTCTTTCTTATTTGTTATAGTTTTGTACTTATATCTATTGCTTGCTTTATTGCCTCATCCATATCTAAATAGGAAAAGGTTCCAAGTCTTCCACAAAATATAATATCATGCTCCCCCCCTTTTGCCTTCTTATATTTCTCATATAACTCCAAGTTTTTAATAGTTCTTATTGGGTACATTCTCTCATTAATTCCTTCCATAAATTCTTTTGAATATTCATAGGATACAACACTTTTAGAGGAGGTGCAGTCTTTCATTAAGAGTCTATGCTCTATACTTCTTGTTTGTCTGTCTTTTAATGATGGATAATTTATAACAGAAATTCCTTGAACATTAGTACTATCATATATCTTGTGTATATATTCTACTGATCTATATTCTAAATCCCCATATTTATACTCAAAATATTCATCTATTGCCCCAGTATAAATGATAGTATTTGCAATAGATTTATAAAAATTTCTTTTTCTAGTAAAGTCTTCTCCCAAACATACTTGAGTATGCTTTAGTAAAGAATTAAATATTTCGGTATAATTATATGGCAAACATTGATATTGATTTCCTTCATAATAAGTGTCATCAAAGGTATCTCTAATTGGAATTCGTTTTGCTATTTCTAAAGGCAGTTGTTTGGGGCTTCTTCCCCATTGTTTTAATGAATATCCATAGTAGAACATCTCATATAATTCTTTTCCAACACATGAAATAGTAAAATCTTCTATGTTATCCCCTCCACTCGATGTATCTTTTTTTATTACTTGGTTTATTTTGTTAGGAGAAGTGATTCCAAATACTTGATATAAGGTCTCTAGATTTATAGGAAAGGAGTAGATTTTATTGTCTATTTTTACTTTTATTTTATGAGTATATGGAAACCAATTACAGAGAGAAGTAAAGAATTTGTAGATATAATAGTGCTTTGTGTGAAATATGTGTGGTCCATATTTGTGAATTATAATATCGTTGTCTATTTTAATTGCACAGTTTCCACCAACCTCATCTCTCCTATCCACCACCAAGCATCTTCTTCCTTTGCCAGATAATTCAAAAGCAAGAGTGGCCCCAGTAATGCCTGCTCCTACTATTAAGTAGTCATACTTCATTTTGATTTCTTCTTTGGTCGTATTCATAGACATTCTTTTTCCCAGCAACGTCTCTTAGATGCTCTGCCCACATAACTACTTGTTCACTATTTATGTGAAGATGTTGTGCTGACCACTCTCCGGGCTTCCCAATAGTATGGTAGTTGTCCCAATCAGTAGACTTTATAAACTTAAAGTTAAATTTTTCTGGAAAATCCCATATTTCAGAGCCGGGCATTGGCACAAAAATATGTACTCCCCATCTCACTTCTGGATAGAATTTAATAAGATTTTCGGTCTCTCTTATTGTTTCATCGGTTTCTCCGGGGAGTCCTACCATAAGTTGACCACGAACTTGTATACCACTATTGATGGTTTCCTCTATTCCTCTATGATTATCCTCGTTTGTAGAGGGCTTATTTACTAATTTTAGTATTTTATTTGAACCACTCTCTACTCCAAAAGTAACTTGTTTGCAGTTGGACTCCTTCATTTCTATGAGTATTTCCTTATTGATAGATTTAGTGGTTGAGAGACAGTGCCAATCAAAAGAATATTTTTCTAACAATTCTTTAATAGAGAGACAGATTTCTTTTACTCGTTCTTTATTTAGAATAAAAGTGTCGTCCATTATATAAATTCTATCTAAATTATATCTATATAAGAGATACTCCATCTCTTTTCTAACATCTTTTACTGATCTATATCTAATCTTTCCATTAGAGATAACCCTTTGAGAACAATATCCACATCTATAAGGACATCCTCTTGAAGTTAGAATGTATTCTTCTGTATGAGCATTTCTTCCTACTACTGCATTAGTTCCCATCCTTTGAAAGGAGTAGATGTCAATTAAATCTCTTGCTGGTAAGGGGGATTTGTCTAAAGTTAGTAGGGGAGTCCCTGTTATTATAGAATTATTGTTTTCTTCTTTTATAATTTGCTCTAATGAAATTTCGCCCTCCCCCATTACCACTATATTTGCTCCAACATAATTAATCCCATCTTCCGGAATTGCAGATACATGGGGGCCTCCTATAATTATTTTTGAGAATCTTTGTCTATTCTTTATTTTTTCAACAACTTTTTTTGCTAATTTTATTTGGGGCGTTGTTGCAGAAATTCCGTATATATTAGAATCAGGTATTTGCCAATCTTCTTCCTTCCTTCCACATAGGTCCGCAATTTGAACTATTATTTCTTTTGATTGTAAATAGGAGGCAATATATAATAGTCCCAAATTTGGAACATCTCTATCTGAAATTAACCAAGGAGAGGGTAGCTGAATTAAGACTATCTTATTTTCAATCATAGAATGTTGCCATGAAGCTTGAGTATCCTCTCCTTTAATTCTTTTTCATATTGTTTTAGCTTATAGTTGTTGTCCTCACTTGCTTCTATGTTAGGGTGTAAGATATGGTATGATACTAAATTTCTACAAGCCTTTACTTTGCATCCTATTACTAGCATAGAGAGTACCATATAATAGTCGTCATACCCCCTGCCCTTAAAATGTTTAGGAAATCCTTTACTCTCTAAATAATCTATTTTTCTAAATATTACATTAGAGCCCGAGAAGTTTCTATATTTCCAAGTAGGGATGTCATTAATAATTCTCCACTCATCCCCTACTACAACGGAGTTCATAGAATCATTGGTTGGGGATAGTTCTTTAAGTTTATTCCAGTCTACCCTTTTTCTTATACCCATTAGAATAGTTTTACTCATATTGGTGGAATTAATTATATCTTTTGCTATTTCTATTGACTTTTCACTTATAAAAGTATCCACATCAATTAACCAAACATAGTCATTATTTGATTCTCTAATTGACATGTCGGTTACTATGGATTTTCTAAATCCCTCTTTTGAGATATAAATAGATTTACAATCAAATTGAAATTTAGAGGAATTTATATATTCTGTAGTCCCATCAGAACTACCATCATCAGCAAAAATTATCTCAAAGTTCTTAAATTGTTTATATAACTTTTCAAATACTTTAATTTGATATTTAACATATTCTAATTGATTATAAGTAGCAATACAAAACGAAATCATTAAAACCTACCGTTTTTAAAATAGTTTTTATATCTTTCATGCTGTCCAAGAGTACTTTCTTGATGCTCAACTACCATGGCATTTTCTAAATAATACATTGGGATATTGTGTGTGTTACAAAATGATGAAAAGAAAATGTCTTCATGCCCACTATTAGTTAGACTATAATCATATTTCCATGTAATTTTATCTACGATAGATTTTTGGCATATACGAGCAAATCCCCCAATATGAGATACCTTCCTAAAGGTATAATAGGTGTCCGTTTTTTCTCCATAATTGACAAAATGCTCCTTAGAAGGCACCCCTCCGGGGTTATTGATTAACCCAACTGGATAAGGACTAAAAGGACAATTTAGAATAGAGTCAATCTCTTCCGCGTGGGTAAAATATCTTTTAGAATGTATGAGAGCATCGTCATCAAGTTTAATAATAAGATTTCCGGAAAGTTTCTTTAAAATTCTATTATTTCCTTCTCCAGCTCCCACATTCTCTTCCCATTCAATAATATTTATATTTTTAGGGATTGAATTTAAAAAAGATTGACTAGCCTTACATCCTTGAAATATAATATATTGTTCATCTATCTTTTCAGAATCTCCAGTCTCTATTATAGAATTTATTAATCTATTTAAGTAGAACTCTCTTCCTAATGTAAAGGTATAGACACTTATGGAGGTCATATATTCTCGATCTTTGTTTTTAAATAGCTCTCCCAATTTATCAATGGCGAGATGAATTTTCCGTCACAATGAGTTGCTCTCCCCGGCATTGGGGTTATGAGAGTTCTGCCTTTTTGTAGGAGTTTGGTGAACATTATAAAATCTTGGGGTATTTCTCCATATTTACAACTTTCTATTAAAATTTCATAATCCTCTATCAAAGTTTTGTATCTTGTAGCAAAAGTCATGGTGGTAGAGTTTGTATATTTCCAATGTGAAGAGGGGGTAATTCTTACTTTGCAGGTCTCCCCATTTCCTTTTACATAAGGATTAAACCCATTTAAATATTTATCTGGGTGGTCATACAGACTTACATAGTCTGAAATATTTATTCCCTCTTTTATTAGTTGTGCGGAGTTTGGAAGATAAAGATAGTCATCCTCTTGCAAAAGAACAACGTCCTCTAGACTCATCTCTAACTTTTTTAAAATTTCCATCATATTAACAAATGATTTGGAGTTTCCTAAAAATGATTTGAATATTTTTTTGGGGCAAAGACTTTGTAAATACTCGATAGTACTTTTCTCACAATTATCTGCAAAGAAATAAATTGGAATATCTTTAAATATCTTTAAGAAATATGAAAGAATAACATTCTTTTGAATTTGTATATCCCCCCATATCTTAGGAATTTTTCCTTTGTCACAATATCTATATAATACCACTATATTCATAATATTCTTTCTACTTCATTTTCTTGAGCAAGAAGAGATTTACATAAATGAGAGCCCATGAATCCCGCTCCTCCTGTAACTAAAATTCGTCTCAATTCATCTCCTATCTTTAGATATTATTTCTTTCGTAACACCACTAAACCATTTGCATCAAGTTGATTGGAGGGAATCTCCTCAACTATATAATAATATTCTAATAAAGTGTGATACCTATCTCTAACCCAATCATGCACAAATATAATACTATTATTATCTATATAAGGCAATACCTCTATCCCACACCATTGTCTTGCTCTGCCATCAATAAGTACCTTATCAAATTTCTTATTAAAAGTATTAACCGCCCGTATGTAGTCTATGAACTCTTCCTTCTTAGTAGGCAGACTTCTTGGGCTATTATTAGGTACTAATTTTAATACTATATTATTTCTATTAAAGATTTCATCTTCTATGCTATTATAATACTCAGTATCATGCTCTATAGAATAGTAGTAGTCTACAAAGTGGGAGAAGTATAGAGTACTACCTCCGGAACCCCACTCCAACATAATGTCAGTAGGTTTAAGATACTTTCTTATAGTATTTATTTCCTCATTAGTCATCCATACTCTATGTCTGTACTCCTCTGGAAAGCGAGTAAATGCTAAACTATGAAACCCAAATTGATTAGTATAGTTTTCTCCATACTTAGAGTTTTTTAGTCCCTCTATAGCAAATCTGGCAGCCAAGGGCTCGGGAGCAAACTTTATGCCAAGACTTGTTAAATAATTTCCATAAGTTCTGCATATATGGTGGTCTTCTGGGTATAACAAACTAATATTGGAATCTTTTTGCAGTGTTTCCAATAGTTTCTTGCTTCTTAATGAGAATCCACCATTACCCACATTGTGTGTAGGATACCACCAAGGAGCCCCTATATAATCATATTCCAAAAACTCATTAGTCCAAGCATTGGGATTCTTTACATATCCATCCCATTGAATAAGAAGTATATGAGAAGTATCTATATATGAATTTAAGGACTTCATAAGAAATTTGCAATATGCCTGTTTGTCCTCTATCTTAGGAATAATGATAGTCTCAGCATTTAGGTCTTTAGTCCAAGAATCATTATTAGTAAATATCTTAATCTTAGCATAAGATATATCTTTAGTGGATTCCTTGATTGCTTTTAATGCTTGTTCGTAGTAGAGACAATCCACTATTACTAGTGTTACTGTATCGAGATTTAGCATTGTTACTTCAATAATTCTTGTATTTGCTGTTTTCTTTTTTGTAAATCTCTTTGGTAGAAGGAGAGGAAATAATCATAGAATAGTTTATATATTTCTTCCGCTAGAAGTTTGTTTTCTATTCTAATTGCATTTATGCTCAAGAAATATTCTTCTCCCCCAGAACGATGCGGAGTACTCTGTCGGGTTCTTTTATAACAATATAGTTGAGGGGAAGTGGAGTCGGATAGAAGAGCGGAGGTGTTGGTGTTCTTATTAAGACTTGAGGAGAAAGTAGCATCTTCGTCGAGATTTTCGACTGCCCAACTTCTCTTATTTTTTTCTAATATTTGCTTTAAATTTACAATCTCAGATTCACTTAAAAACATAGTTTATCTCCTTATAATGTACAACTTTCATCTGAACATTTTTGTTTAGGTGCTTTTGGGGTTCCTTTAGAATATAGAACCTGTTGGTCTTTACTACCATCTCTATATACTGTTACTCCCTTTGCCCCCAAAGACCAAGCCAATTTGTAGGCATCCTTAACATCATCAACGGTAGCATCATGTGGTAGATTTATGGTCTTGGAGACCCCGCCGTCGAGATATTCTTGCCATTTAGCCAAAACTTTTATATGCCACTCAGGAGAAACCTGATGGGCGGTTCTTACATATTGAGAACTATATATATCACGAGTTTCTTCCACCTTACCAATAGTTAAGTGCCTCTCAAACACATTGTCAAACACGGGCTCAATCCCCGAGGAGCAGTCTGCCAAAAGACTAAGGCTTCCAGTAGGGGCGATGATTCTACGATAGAAGAAAAACTTATCGGATTCATAGTCCTCTGTGGCTTTTTTGTATACTTCTCCCGCCTTATCTATGAAATCTAAACATTCTTGAGAATCGTAGAAAATTCCCAATCGAATGAGACAATCCGCAAATCCCATAATACCTAAACCTATGGGATTATATTTTTTCATTGCTTCTTCTGATTCTTTGATGGGATATTCCGATATACTATTTATGGCAGATAGTGCTCTACATCCAATCTTACAAACCTCATAGAATTTATCAAAGTTGAATTTGTTTTTCCATATAAATTTAGATAGATTAATACTACCTAAATCACATGCCGAAAATTTAGGCATTGGAACTTCAGCACAGGGATTGCATGCTTCAATTTTAACTTCTGGCCATAACTTATTGTCTTTATTAATTCTATCATAGAATAATATGGCCGGGTCACCATTAATCCAAGAAGAGAAACATAATAACTCAAATATGTCTTTTATCCTCGCTTTGCCTACTTTCTCATTATTTTTAGGAGAGATTAAGTCTATATACTTCTTAGAATTATCTACATTCTTCATAAACTCATCATCCACCATTAACGATAGATTGAAGTTTTGAAGTTTGCCTTCCAACTTAGCAGTAATAAAGTTGAATATATCTGGATGATTCTGATTAAGAATCCCCATTAAAGCTCCTCTACGTCTTCCGCCCTGTTTTACGGTATCAACTATATTATCGAAGACCTTCATAAAAGATATTACACCAGAAGAAGTTCCCCCACCACTTAATGAAGAATTTCTTTCCCTTAAAGGAGAGAAGTTTATACCAACACCTCCGCCCCCCTTAAAAATAATTGCCATATCTTTCATAGTTTTGAATATAGAAAACATATCATCTTCTATTGGCAAGACAAAACATGCGTGAAGATTTCCTTTAGGAGCATTGAATAGTGTAGGAGAATTAGGTAGAAATACCCCGTTCACCATTAATTCGTAGAGTTTTTCCTCATACTTTTCGTCCCCGAGGGATAATGCAAGAGCAACTCTCTTGAATACATCTTCTGGGGATTCTCCACTTCTACAATATCTTTTTTCTAGTAAGTATTTAGCGTTCTGACTAAGCATTGTTATTTATTCACCTTCTCCAATCTTACTTGTCCTAATAAGTAGTTTCTATATTTCCTAACTCTTGGATTAGATAGAATATCATCTTTAAATTCAGGAGACTTAAAACTTACATATATAGGAGTGAACTCTCCAACTATATGTCTTAAATCTCCCCTACTTATTCTTAATAGATTAGGGAAGTCAAAGTATATCAAATATCCCTTAATTCTATTAATCTTTACAAAATCACTAATTGCCTCCTTTACTTCTGTGAAGGTATACTTAGATTCAACAATGTTTTTATTCTTTTCCACCTCCGGCGGGGCGTTAGTAATCATCTCTTCTATATTACCCATTTCTTCTCCTTTTATTTAGAATTAGTTGTTATCTTAGTAATTGCATAATATGGAATCTTTAAATGTGCCTTTGCTACCTCAAATCCTGTTTCTTCCTGTATGTGGTCTATATATTCAAACAATTCTGCTATAATCATCCTCTCTTTATTAGAGGATAGAGGAATAACTAATCTAAAGATATTATTGTCATAGTTAATAGATTCACATATAACTACATCTTTTCCAATCTTTAAATCACAAAGTGCTAAAAATCCCGATAATTCTATACTTCTCATTTATCTTGGCCCCGTATTATGTAATGTTGATTTATAATTTTTATTCTTATATTGACCACATTGTGCTAGTGGCCAATCTCTAAAGTGTTTAAACTCTCTTTCTGTCATAGGTCTTTTTAAATATTCTATAAGTACTTTGATTAGTTTCATGTTAGCCCCATTTCTCGAACACCCAAAAATATGTGTGAAATTTACGGGCGTGTTGTTGGTTTAATATATCTCGTTTTGGTACGATTCGGCTTTTACTAAGATAGATAAAAAGGTCTTTGGCATAAAAACCAACACTCATAGCTATATTGTAAATCATTATGCTACTGAAATAATTTTTACCACCAAGTACAGTATCTTGACATTTAAAAATAACAATACCTTTCTTTTTAAGTATTCGATAAAATTCAACTAGCGAATCCTCATAAAATTTCCATAATTCTTTAATCGAACCATATTCAGAGAATCTATCTTTGATTATTGATCCCGTGCCGGTTTTAATTAAAAAGGGTGGGTCAAACATTATCGTAAAAGCCGAATCAGATTTTACTGGTAATTCTTGGGCTTTTGCATACAGCACACCCCCAACTTGTGGCTTAATATCGAATTTTAGTTTCGGTTGTGGTATTCTTCCTCTATAAAGATTTCCCGTTGAGTATGTCGGGTCAATATCTATTTTACCATTCTTTGAGTGTAACCTTAAAATATTTTCGATTATTTCGTCTTGGTTGAATGATATTGACCTTATCACTTCGCCAAAAAGGTTAAGAGGCTGTTTGATTAGTTTCATAATAGTATCTCTATAAGTTTAGGGTCTAAAGTATCTATAACTTTAACTATATCTTTATTAGAAAAATCATTAATCGTTTCTCCAATATCTCTATTCCAAGTTTGATTTAAACAGAATATAGTCTTAGGAGTACCTCTTTTTAAATTGGACTCTAAAGCAGTAGATATTTGATGTAGAGAGTCCTCAACAAGAATGTCCATATTGATTAGTGACTTTTCTTTTAAAAACACAAATTCAGTAAATCGAAATCCCATTCTTTCATACCACCCTATTGTATGCTTAACAGCATCGAATACTGGTTGGGAGGAAGCCAAGATTACTTCAAATTGTTCTGAATCATACAAAGTATTTACGAACGCAATAGCGTTAGGATACGCTCCAGCGAACAAAAATATCTCCTCGCAATAATCACTATAAACAAACTTATTAAATTCGTCCAAAGACTTAAAACCAAAGGAATCTAACAAATTATAACTTGTTGCGGGCTTAATCTCTCTATAAGGATGTATTCTTCTTATTATCTTTTCTACCGCAGGTACAAATTGTCTTAGTACTCCATCAGTATCTATTACTATTGTTTTTTTCACTACTTCCAATCTCCGCGTTTTAAAACAGTAGATATTTTTTCCAATATACTCATTGTTTCCTTATTCATCTCTTCCATCCATCTAGTTCTCTTTTTATACACATACTCTCCAGTGGATTTTTGAATAGATTTTGGATATATTCCCCTATCTGTAGAGATATCTAGTGCTTTTCTAAGTCTTTGTACCCTCTTCCAAGGAAAGAGAGTACTAGTGAAGTCCCCTAATGTTAAAAATGTAATCTTTTTCATTCCCACCCCCTACACCCACAATAATAAGAATCAAGTTCCGAATCTTCTTCATATTTAAAGAAAGGTAGCTTAATACTTGAGGGCCTTCTATTGTTACATAGGGAGCATTTAGCAAATCTATTAGTTAAGTCTGGTATAATCTTTTCTACTATATTTGCATTGGGAGTTAATCCAGCACATATAGCACAACAAGGATTGCCCTTACTATCAACGGCGTTTGCTGAATGACCACATTTCATTAATACCACTTTCATTATTTTCCCCATTTATTTTGTCTATAAATTTGCCAAATAATAGCATAATTAGCCAAATCTAATAGCGTATCATCAATACTTTCGTTTTTAGGTTCTTTTTTAGAAGAATAGGTGCCTCGCTCAATATCAAACCCCATTAGATTAAGTAGCCTTGCTACTTTATCCCAAACTCTTGTAGATAGTCCAAGCTCCCCCATAGCTCTGATATTTGCGGGAGAATAATCTTGATTTTTTTCTAAATGAGTTCGATACATTTTATCTATTATTTCCCTAAAAGCACCACATTGATTAGGACATCTTAATTCTGTGGGATGCAAATTAGAGCCCACTGTCAGAGTGGGATGGTTATTATCTTTATTATTCATACTAGCCCCTTCTTAAAAATCTACCATAATTAAAATCAAACTCTTGTCTCATAATTAAATTATCTTTAACAAGTTTTCTAATCATCTCAGCTCTACGGGTTGCCTGTAGTTCTATATTATGTGTTTTCTTCATATCTTCATATAGTTTTTGTCCCATTCTCTTTCTTAGTTCCGAATCTTCTATGAGCATTTTTAAATATCTTTTCCAATCTGAATCAACCCTAACTAAGAACCCATTAATAGAGCTTGTTATACTATCTGAATAGGGCCCAACATCCGATGCAATAATAGGAATCTTTCTAGCGGATGCTTCCATAGCCTTTAAGTCTGACTTTACATTATTGAATTTATTACTAATTAAGGGCGCTATCAAAATATCAATATCTTTAAATATCTTAGGATATGTATGAATAACATGAGTAGGTATGATTTCTATCCTATTCCAATCTACATTATCCCCAAACAATATTTTCTTATAATGATACCATACAATACCCTCTCCATCATTCCAATTAAGTTGTTTAATTCTATCTACAACCGGTCCCTCTATACGAGTATCATAGCCACCTAATACAAACTTAGTATTATCGAAGCGTTCTATAATCCACTTACCCAATCCCTCAATCTTCTTTATGTCATAAAGGTGTGATGAACCTCCGATCCATCCTATCCTAATATGCCCATCATCTTTCTTAGGCAGATTCCAAAAGTAGTGGTCATAGTCTATTGCATTAGGAAAGATTTCTACATTATAGTTAAACTCCTTAACGGCATTAGCCATTCTCTTTGAGGGTACTGTTACTACTGTCGCACCTCTCATAGCCTCTTTGGTGGACTCTTCTAGATTAAATCTCTTGAATGTAGAGTAAACCGGATTTTCAGGGGGTATTTCCCAATCTAAATCATCTATATCATATATTACTACCTTACCCCTTTCCTTAGCCGCCTTCATAATATTAGGATAAGCAGCGGGGTATCCTATTATGGCTCCCACTAAAACAATTACGTCGTTCGCTCTAACCACATCGGTAGCAAAGGCGTCCGACATAGTGTAGCCTTTATATATCTTAGCCCCAAACCCCGGTATATGTCTATCTATATACTCATAGGGTAGCTCTTGTCTATATAGAAACTTACCGGTAAGATTATATGATATTACTCCTATCTTAATCATAGTTTCTCCTCAGAATACTCATGCTAATCTTAGGAGACTTCCATTTATCTTTAAGAGGAGGTCTTTTAGGCTTATTATCAGAATCCTCAATCTTAGGTACTTTAGGAGTTTCCGACAGTATCTCTAATAAACTCTTTCTATGAATGTTTAATTCCACAATCTCCCGTTTAGGTGTCTCTATTTTCATTAAAGGAGCACACTGTTCACAGAACTTACCTTCCTTCTCAATTTCATATCCGATAACCTTCTTGTTATTAGGTAAATAATAAGTCTTGATTCTATACTTAATAGGAATCTTGAACATTCTTTCTTTAGGTGCCGTTATTCTATGGCAATTATCACAATAAAACATTATATAACCTCGTCTACAAATTTCCACTTCTTTGCTAACTCTGCGGGCAAGTACAAATCGTGAGTAATCATCTTATCAAACTCTTTCTTAGGAATCTTAGTATATCTTAAATACATATCCTCAAGTTTTTTAGCAATTAGTCTATAGTTCTCTATTGCATCCTTCATTTCTTCATGTTTACCCTCCATACCCCCAGATAATTGATGTATTAGTATATAGGAGTTTCTAGTCATTAATCGCCTACTTCCTACTATTGAAATAATAGTACCAGCAGAGGAGCAGTTCCCCTCTATAATCGTTATTATCTTAGACCTTAAAGTTAAGATAGTATCCGCTATCGCAACAGCAGAAAAAACAGACCCACCAATAGTGTTTAGGTGTAGTTTAATGGGTGGTAAATCTGCACAATCATGGGTAGTAGCAAACCATACATTCTTGTTATCCACCTCCTTTAATATTTTTACTAGAGTCATTGCTGCTGCTGAATTTACCTCCTCATAAAAATATATATCATTTCCCTCCCTATCAATTAGAAGATCATTATTATTCTGATTCATTTGGCGCTCCAATATATGGGGTTAGCTTTGTTAGGTCATCCGAATGTACCAATACAAAAAATCCTTTTCTACCGTTTTCGTGTAAGCACACTACCGGAGTTTTATGCTCTAATGTAGCTAGCTCTTTAGTCTCATTCCAAAGAGATATTACCGCAAACTTCTCCCTACACTTACACTCTATATATAAACTATCGTGTATAACGTCCGCTCTTGTGTGCCCCGCATTACCTCCACTTAATGGATTACGTCTTCCCTTAAAGAACTTAGCAACTCTGCGTTCAAATGCTTTCCATGTCTTATCTGGCATGCGATTCCTTTACAATTTTAAGTCCCATTATCCTACTCCATAAAGTAGCATCCTCTAAGAATTTAGAAGAACAAATAGTTCTCCACTCACTTTTTTTGAATCTTTCCTTTTCTTGGAGTTGATACTCTTTTTTTGTTTCCATTATCCTGTACTTCTTCAATAGACCCATCTTCATCCTCCAAAGTTTTGGCTAATTGTGCAATACTATCTGTTATAGTAGATAATTCTTGTTTTGCATCTCTATATAAGTTATTTAAAGTAGTTAATAGTCCTTCTAATCCCTTTTCCATTATAGTAGAAGTTAAATGCTCATTAATTAGATATACAAACATATAATTTGGATTAGAGAAGTAATATTTCTGCTTTTGATTACTTTTAAAATTAACAATCCAATTCTTACTGTCTCTACTTAGATAGATTTTATTATTTTCATAGAAAATCTTTTCATCACTAATCTTGTGTTTGGGCATAACTAACTCCATTTATTTTACTAATTCTAATTACTTTATTAAATCTTGACTTTAAGAAGTCGTTATGACTTATTACTATATTTTGACAAGAATCTTTATTAATTACTCCAAGAAACGATTCTATCCCAGATAAATCTAAATTATCTAATACTTCATCAAAGAATCTGAAATTAAGGCACCTGTTAGAGTTCATAAACTTCAAATCCAATAGAGACATACAAACAGCAATACCTACCCGCTTTCTTTCTCCGGTTGAACGCAGATGAATGGGAAAGATGGTTTCCGAAGATTTATCATAAACCTTTACATTAAATTCTTCCTTTAGATTACCGGAAGATTTCAGTTCTCTTAATGTGTCTAACTTTATTTCAAAAGGTACGGACATTTCTTTTAAATAAGCATTACTAAGTTCTTCCAACTTAGGTAGAGTAGATTGAATGATTAATCTTCGTATCTCAGGAAACGCCCTCTCCCAATGCTTGTATTCTGCCACATTCTTTTTAATCTTATCTATCTCTATGTCTAAAATCTCTTTTTCTTTACTATTAGTAGCATAATTTTCTATATTGGTTTTACAATGCTCTATACGGGATATAATAGTATCATTATTTTCTTTGAGTAACATTAGGTTGTATATTACATCCGTATTGTCTGTTATAGCCTCTTCCAAGTTAGTATTAAGGGCTTGTAATTCCCTTAATAATTTAGTCCTATCTTCCTCATATAGTACACATTCATCATCAAATTTAGTCTTTAGTTCTCTCAATTCCTTTTCATATACATTTTTATTAGTAGAATCCTCCTCCAACTTAGAGTATAATCTATTATAATTCTCTATATTGTCTATCTTATCCGATAATACCTTAATACTATTGGATATATAATCTATTTTATGCTTTAAAGACCCTATCTCAGAATTAAGTTTATCCTCATCAAACTCAATAAGACCACCCTCACTTTGAAGTAGTTTACTACCACATTTAGGGCATACTAGTGGACTATCCTTTCTTGATTGCTTTTCTTCAAGAGCCCTATTTAGAATAACAGCATTAAGGGATAATTCTTCTTTTTTACCCCCCAACTCCTCCACATTATCGTAGTCTTTATGATACCTCCCAAGTTCTTTAAGACAATTAGTGATAGAATCTCCAACAGCCTCCAATTTGAGTGTTAAATCACTTATTTGATTTTGTTTATCCTCCCTATATGGCCTAAATCTGTTCTCTAATGTTTCTAAAGTAGATTTAACTCCATTAATCTGGGTTTTAAGGAATTGTATAGTAGATTCTATTACAGAGTATCTAGAGATTAGTTCGTTGTTTTTATCTCGTTGTTTCTCCAGAGAGGGTATTTCGGCAGATAGAGATTCTATGGTATCTGTACCTAACAAACCAATGTATATCTCACGTTTACCTTCCACTACACCGAGGGTTTTATTAAGTGCCTCGATATAGGAGTGTGCAAGTTGTTTACACTCCATCCATTTATCTAAATCAAACATTCTTGAAATAAATGCAAATCTTTCAGAAGAAGAAAATCTCTTACTAACAAACATATCCACAGAAGAATAGGAGAGGAAGTTAGTAGATAGAATATCCGATACAATCTGTTTTTGTGTTCCCTTAAACCCAAAATAGTTATTAATATCCTTCTGTACTTCCGAAGGTACTGTGGTTTTGTTATTTACCTTAGCACCATTTATTGAAAACTCTAAACTATTTGTGGTATTACGTTCTCTTACTACTCTTAACAAATTGTTATTATCAATCAGTTCTAATTCTACTCTACAATCATCCTCTCCATATCTAACTACTTCATCAGCAAGAACCTCATCAAAGATAGGTACTCCTAATAAGCACCAAAATATAGCAGATGCAAAGTTAGTTTTTCCACTACCATTACTATCACATCCTTCTGTGTTAGAGTTTCCTATTAGAAGAATTTGCTTAGAGTTATCAAACTCTACTTTGACATCTCTCCCAAAAGAGGTATAGTTTGTGATATTTATGGACTTTAGGTACATTATTGTTTCTTAGGTCTTCCTACTTTCTTTGTAGTGTTTAGTGGAAGTTCTAATTGAGGGGCCTCTTCTATTGTTCCCACTATTTCCATTTGAGCCTCTCCGGCTACTACTACATCGTCTATACCTATTTTTTTGGTTACTCCCACATTTGCGCTAATTGTTTCCCTAATCTTATTCTCAAGATTCTCAGTAAATACAAAACCTTCTAAAGGATAGTTATTGAGATATTTAATAATCTCATTAATTTTATACCGATACTCCTCTAAGTTACCGGTCTTTCTCAGTTCCGCAATCATTAATTACCCACCTTTTTTAATTCTTCTTCTAATTCTTCAACATTACCACTTTTTAGAAATTCTAGTATTCCTCCAATGATAGAGGTTACTATGGGGATGATTCCTAAAAATGCAAGCCAACTATTGTGGGTGAAATATATTGTACCACACAATATTGCTATACTTGCTACATTTGTCCATGCTACTGTTTTAAACATACTTTTCCTTTCTTTTATTTATTATTGATTTCCGGTGATGCTCAACTTTAAGAGATTTTCAAGATTTTCCCCCAATTCTCTTTCTTCTTTAGTTCTTCAAATAGTGTGCTCTCTAAGTACATTTTTACTCCTTATGTTCTTATTATATCTCTAAACTCACATTGAAGCTCTTTTAAATAGAAGGGGTGTTCTATTTTTTCTTCTAATATTATATCCTTTAATCTACATAATTTTTTTATATGTTTTGAAGTATTTTCAGTAAACAATAAAGAAAACCAAAGTTTTGTTTGCTCTAATGGGGCTTCGTAGAGTACGGGAAGAGATATTACTAAACACATCTTCTTTTTATTTGATAGTTTTTGAGCACTTCTTTGATGATTTATTTCTGTAACAATCTCTTTTAGGTGTATATACAATTCTATTATATTCATCTAATTATTCTCAAATATAGATTCTAATAGTTCTTGACCTATCTTTATAAGATGTTTAGAAGTCTTATTCAATTTATTATATGAATCAAAAGCATCCTTATATGATAATTCGGTCTTTATTTCAGAAGATGTAACTACATGCTCTCGTTGAAAAGATATATCAATGTGAAAAGGATTTAAAGACTTAGCATACTCTTTAATCTTTCGAGGACGTATCTCCAAATCTCCTATATTAAATTCAATCTTAATAATCTTATTTTCAATATTAAGAGAATCAATATAGTCATACATATCCTTTTCAGAAGACACAAATACTTCATAAGATTCAAATACTCTATCTTCTATTGGGATGTATTCTTCTTTAGATACTCTACCATCACCCAATTCCAAATAAAGAAACCCGCTCTCATTGTCCTTCTCACCAAAGTTATTTCTACACAAAGCACCAATATATCTACAATTATTTATTCTTTGGCGTTTATGAAAATGACCAGTAAATACTGCCTCAAACTTTTGCAACGATTCAATAGATATAAACTTATCGCTTAATCTTTCATTATCAAACTTAGCACCAATTAATTGTAGATGAGAGAATAGTATAGACTTTGAAGTAATCTTATCTATTTCAGATTCTAAGCCAGATGCAATAAATCTTAACCATAGTTTTTGGTCGTTTAAGTATATAGAGTAATTCTTGGCGGCGATAATATTGTCACACAAATTAGATTCTGAATCTAGATTGTATGAAAAGTTGTCATTAGTATCGTGATTACCTCCCACTATGAGTACTTGTATATTATCTTTAATAAGATTAGATAGAATAGAGGATACTAAAGCCCTTAATTCTTCTGAGAATCTTGTACCATCAAACAAATCCCCTAATACTATAAACGAATCTACTTTATGGGCTATGGCATAAGCAACAGATTTCATCAAACTATTTAGCTTATCAGTAGTTCTTAATGAGAACCCAAGCCTATCTAATCCTCCAATAGATTCAAAGTCTTTTAGATGTAAGTCTGCTATGAGAACGGATTTATACATTATCCCCTTAATATTTCGTTCTTTAAATCAAGATTGTTGTTGATATATGCTATAGTAGCCTTTTTACCCTGAAATCTTTCAGTACCTATAGTAAACCACCCACCACTCTGTTCGATAATCTTCTTATTGATGCCTAAGTCAATAAGAATTTCATCTCCACATTCTTCCTCTATCCTACCATCCGTATATAACAATAGACGAGTATATCCAAAAGGCGGGCCCATTTTATTCTTAGGAGCAATTACATCAATCTTCTTATAGATTAGATTACCCTTACTGTCCTTCTCTGTACCACGGAGTTTAAGGGCTAATCTTATAGAAGCTTCAAACTTACTAGCACCTCCACCAGCAGTAGTAACTGCTCCAGGAGATAGTGCGGATAAATCGTCTACAGCGTGAAAGATAAATACCATACAAGTTTTCTTATCCGATAGCTTGTGCCAAGTTTCTTTTCGTGTAGTACCTTGAAAATAGACTTTATCAGACTTAATTAAATTCCCATTAATATCTCTAATCTCGAATCCGGATAAGCTCCTAAAGAAGTCGGCGTTCATCTTGGCTGCTTGCAAATTGTCATATTGGCTATGCTTTTCTGCTTTAGCCTCTCTGAGATATTCTGGAATTAGTTTAGTGTTACTATCAAGTACGATTAAGTCATAAATATCTAATGCTAATCGTTGTTTAACCTTATATAAGCAATCTTCTCCGGTAGTAAAGTCCCTAACTATCTCTAATGAGGAGGTATCCACCCCACATTGTTCCGCATATTCTTTAGTAAGAGTGCCCTCAGACTCAAACCATACACACCTACCTCCCAATTTCTGTACCATGGAAACAAGAAATAGGGCCACAGTACTCTTACCAGAACTTTCTTTGGAATATAGTTCGATGTAGCGCCCTCTTGGAAGACCGCCATGTAATACTTTACTGTCTAATCCCATAAGCCCCGTAGGCATAACCTCTACTGAAGCAAGAGATTCCACAGTTTCAATTTTACCTAAAATCTTTTCTAAATCTTTAATATTATTAACCACCAATTCTCCTTACATTATTTTACTTATAATTAGAATACAAATGCTCTCTAAAAGAATCAATCCAATTTGTTCACAAATTGTAGTAATATCCCCTCTATTCAATCGTCTTTGCCTCAGCAATCAGAGATTTTAAGTCAATCCCCGATTCGGTAACATTTCCAATAATTCTATTAAATTCTATAGGTTCTATTACTCTTATAGTAATAAAAGGATATGAAAGAAGAACTCTTCTATACTTAGTACCATACCTACCGTATGGTCTCGAAAGAGTATGATACTCAGGAAAGGCACTTCCCACATATCTTACCTCTATTTCAGGTAGAAACTTATATTCATACCCCAAAGACATGAAGGGGTACTCTAATTTGGGAAACACATATTCCACAGACCCAATCATACCTCTCCTGAGCTTTTTTTGAAGAGACATTCTCCATTTTAAATAAGCATACCAAATGGCTGTTTGTTTATTCCTAATAATAGTACCATCAGGTATATATACTAGCTGACGATACTTAGGAACATACGAATAGCCAATAGACGAAATCGTGACTACCTCCTACCAATCATTAGAGCTCTCAGTAGGTTCTGCAACAACTGGTTTAATCTCTTCCTTAGATTCATCAAACACTTCCTCAACAATTTGTTCAACACTATCCTCGTGTTCGGGAAGAGCTACATTAGAAGAATCGTTTGCTAATAATCTATGACCAAGTTTAGTGATTTCTTCATACAAATCATCTTTATACTTGAATATTGCGGCCCCATTAGCATCCTTAGCTTCCAGATTAATAGGAAAGTCATTAAAGATTTTGACTATTTCTTCATTAGATTTAATTGGGTTAACCAATGAATCTATCTCCAATTCGTAAGCATCAATCAACTCAACCTCTTCTGGAGTGAATACTTTAGAATAGATGTCTTTAAGCAAATCAGGATGTTTGTCGAAGAAGTCGGGGTCTTCTACAGCCTCTACAGGAATCTTACCAGCCAATACCATACATTCAGGGTCTATCTGAGCAGTATATCTGGTAGTAAGTTGTTTGTTAGAGGTTTTAGCGGCCAATTCTTCGTCTATTTTCTTGGTTACAATAACATCCCACGTCCAATAAGGGCCATATCTCAATTTAGACTTATCCCGAGTACTGACCTCGGCTTGAAAATTTGTAATGTCCTTAGAGATAGTTGAGGGATATTCCCAAGCACCCAACCATGGTTTATCTCCATTTGTCAAATCTCTTGACAAAACTACATAAATATATCTAGTAGTTCGTTTGAATTGTGGTATCATTGTATCTCTACTTGCCCCATGGTCGGCAGCAATCTTGCGCTCAAGACTTGCTAATGTGTCTACGATAGTTCGTATACCGGAAGATTGTGGGGGTAGAACAATAGAATTGTAAGAGGGAACTATTTGTTGAGTCTCAAAATCCTGCCTGAATGTAGGATATGTTATTGATTCCCGACGTTTAGGTCCCAACAAACAACGATGATGATATTCCCCTAATTCCTTAAATCTTCCAACAATAGCAGTAGCTCTGCTCTCTTCTTTTGCTACATCATCTTTTGTAGCACCGGGTTGTTTCATTGTTTTTCTCCTTTTTTATTTTCTTTTAACATATTTTGTAATTTAAGATACTCTTGAGCAATTAGATTTCCCCAATGTGCAATATGCTTTTCCAAACTTGCAACCCTTCCTTCAAGAATTTCTAAATCAAGAAAGTCTTGATTCTTTTTACTATCCCCTCCATTCTCAATAAATCCTCTACCACATTCTAAACAAGTATATAGGGGATGATAAGAAGATAATGTATCTGCCGAACTATCGCACTTTCTTAGTATGTCACCCCCATTCTCGTCTATAAGAGTAACTACACTAAGGGCCCTTTTAGTGGGTCTTTTACAAAAAGGACAAATTGGTATATTATCGTTCATTTTTCCTCTCAACTTTCTCTAACATTGGTAGTAGATGTTCATGTGCTTTTAGTAGCCCATTCTTTACAAACTCCTCAAACTCAAGTGTTGCCCACTTACTAATAGTACTCCCCTTAAGCCGCCTATTATATTTAAGAAGTACAAATTTTTTACTATCTATGCATCTATAAATTTTACTTTCCCAATAAACGTAGACTCTAACCCAACTTTGAGGCAAACTAAAGTGATTTTCTACAACAAAATTATTACTAATAGTTATTTCAATTTCTTTTAAATCCATCTCTTCCTTATTCCAAGAAGAAATATCTTCCACCACTTTAATTAAATCTACCTGTTCCATATTAGTTTTCCTTAGCTCTTTCCTTTTTGACTTCTTCTAAAAATGCTTTAACATAGGGATTATCTACATTAGATAAGTCTTTAGTAAGAGATTCTAAGTATTGTGATAGTCCTATTTTATCCTTAATTTTAAGAATCCTACCATATTGTAGGGACAATTCAGCCTCAAATAGTTCCTTTACTTTCTTAGTGGTTCTATTGAATAATTCTTCATCAGACTCATTCTCTAATTTAGTTTCCGTTATTCCAACATCGACTCTGATAGTAGAGTATGCCTGAAATGGTATAGTTAGCCCCAAGTTTAAATAAAAGTCTTTCATCTAATTCCTTACTTCATTTAATGCCTTCATAGCCCCCTCCACATTTGGGTATATATACTTCTCAAATATAGAGAATTGCAAATACTTCCTCTTTGTATACGGGTCTGTAATCTCTTCCCCAGTCCTTCCATCAAACATTTGTTCTATGTTGATTATATACAAGATTCTACATGATTCTTCCGTAGTAAATGAACCATAAGTCTCAAATTCTACTATAGTACCATAGAATACAAAATCTTTATCAAAGACATTTGCCGACCAAACCTTTTCACCAATCTCATACTTAGTATTAATCTGCATTATGCTTCTACACTCCTAACTGCTTGTCGTGATTTAATTAATGTTTGTAAGTGAGTTCCTCTTGATTCAATAAGTTTTAGTTCTCTAAAGAGGTACTCTGCATCTTCTTTTAATTCATTTAGTTTAGATGTTCTTTCCCTATAGTCCCCTTCATACTCTACCACTAATCTTGTATGTACGTTTCCTTTGGTCGGAGTAGAGTTGGACTTACTTCTCAATCCCGCATTGATTTCATTTTGGTACTCTTTGATGATTGTTTCTTCTGTTATTGAGAATAACTTTTCATACCATATTTCATATTCCAATTCTTCCCTACTCCGCTCTCTATTAACACACTCATAAGCAGAAGAAAATGTATGTAGATACCCAGCAACCCTTTGTAAGGAGTCTTCAAGTTCTAAATCGCTTAACCTATCTGTAAGACCAGTTTTGAGATTTAGTAACCACTGAGTATCTACTTTATAGGTTCTATCTCCTATTTTTAAATCAAAGATATAGGTATCTTCTAAATTTTGAGTGTTTTCAAACATTATATCTTCTCCAATTCTTTTATTGATAAGTCTCTTTGTGCTATAGTGTCTTTTTCTACTTTATTAAGAAATTTAAGCAAAGCAGAGACGGATGCTTTTGTAGTAATATCAACCCAATGACCTAGAACTATGACACAAAATGGAGAATGTTGCTTTGATTCATGAGCAACGTGTTCTTTAGCTCTTTGTATTCTACCCAATAACTCACTATATCTTTCAATAGTTTTGTTTAATTCATTAGCTTCTTTTAATTGTTCGTCAGTCATAAAGACCTCATATCTTTTAGAGGATACCCCATACGAGAAGAATCTCTAGATTTATCAAATATCTTAACTCCCTTTAGCTTTTTTGAAATTCCTTTAAAAGATTCCTTACTATAAACATGATTATTCTTATTTGGTGAATCTAAAGGAATCTTCCATTTAGTTGTAACTAAGTTTTTCTTATTCATACTCTTTCTCCATAATAACACACATCTGCACACTCCTCCATAAAAGGACAGCTACCACAAGAACTACTGAGGGGGTCATATAGTTTAAGATAACAGGGTAGTTCCTCCTTACGTTTATCTAATTCTTCATACAATCTATCTCTTAATGTAGAACTGATTCTATCACACTTTCTAATAACAAAGAGAATATAGTCCATAGGTAGGTCTGAAATCCTAGATCCATTATACTTACCAAATGTAATAATATCTAATTGCTCTTCATTAGATATTTCTTTCTTAGTCATTCCTACCTTCATGAATCTTCCTTTAAGTATATAGTACCGTTTTTATATTCCACCCTATTCTTTAAATAATGTCCCAACACTCTTTTAGGTATACGATAGACTTCCGTATTATTCTCAAGACAAATAGTTAAAGCAATCTTATGTTTTTTATAGAAGCTCTCTAAAGAGGGTAAATCTATAGTTAAGTCTAAGTCACCACACCATTCATAAGTATCTGATTTGACCCGACACTTTATAAGTGCGTTAAAAATAGAGATATGATTGGGAAATTCTTTTTTGTAATTAGATCGTGAGTAGTCGAGTATTCGTGCTGGAGGTAATCCTAATAGTGTTAGTTCTTTGATAAACTCTGCAAATCGCATTAATTAGCCTTTCAAACATGTGTATAATATAATGAATTTTTAGATAAAAGTCAAGAGAAATCTTTAAATGATTGCAAAATTTCTTTCAATACATGCTATAGTGTCGTGTATAGCACCGCCATGATGAAAGAGAGCAATCTTCTCTAACTCAAATCCTCTCTTGCTTCCCATAGATACAGACTGATAACCAAATGTTATGACTTTACCTCTATTAGATAACACAGAAGGTATCAAGTCTTTTAGTTGTCTAAATGGAGAGGCTATAACTCCTTTGTACTTCTCCATAGATTTTCTTACTGCATAGGGTGGGTCTAAGATAATAGTATTGAACTTAGTAGTAGGATTAGATTCAAGCCAATAGTTGATAAAGTCTAACGCATCCATGTGGTAGTCTGTGGGCATTTCCGGGTTTAAATCATTTCTGATTTCATTAACATTCAGCTTAGTTATACCCGCAAATAGATTTAATACTTTACCTTCACATTCATATTCTACCCATTCTCTTATAGGTCTTACTTTAAATGTGTATTTATATAGTGGGCACTTAATATAGTCAATTATCATTGTTACCAATCTTCTTTAAGAATCTTCTTAGACGTTTTCTACCTTTACGTTTAAAGAATCTTTTGCTCTTTGTGTGACACTCATCTGGATGGGATGGTCGTTTTCTTGTATATTGTTTTTTAAAGGACATATATACTCCTTGAGCCGATGGTAGGAATCGAACCCACAATCATTACATTACAAATGTATTGCTCTACCAATTAAGCTACATCGGCGTTGGTGGTCGGTGGAACTCGAATCCACAATTACATGAGCCACAATCATGCGTGTCTAACCATTTTCACCACGACCACAGACCCAAAGACGGGAATCGGACCCATATACCTGATTTGGAAGACCAGTATTCTACCATTGAATTACTTTGAGTATGAATTATATTGTGTATTTCTTTAAATCCCACCAACTCTTACCTATTTTTAAATCAACTTTCATAGGCGGGGAGAACGCCCCCTCAGGTTCCAATAATCTGTTTACAAATATAGGAGCAAATCTTTCAAGTTGACTATCTGCAACCTCACATAGTATAGAATCATGTACTGTAATAACTATACCTCCATTAAAAGTATCAAACTCCTTATTTACTTTTATCAAAGCCCTTTTAACAAAGTTTGCTGTAGAGCTCTGAATAATATAGTTTACTGCCTGTCTTTCATATTCTGCTATGTTATATTCAGTATCATTATTTATCTTAGGAAATCTCCTCATACCTCCAAATACGTTTCTAACATACCCGTTCTTATGTACAAACTCTATTGTAGAGTCAACAAAGTTCTTTACTTTAGGAAAGGTTCTAAAGAACATAGTATGTATCTTAGAAGCCTCTACTTTGGATGTTTTAAGATGTCCTGATAATGACTCCTCCCCCATACCATACAGAATACCCAATACCATACCCTTAGTAAATTGTCTTTCAGGAGATTCCTTAGTTATGTTATCCTTCTTGAACATTACTTTTGCCATAGTAATATATATATCAGCAGTAGTACAGGCTTTCATTAAAGCCTCTTCACCGGATAGAAAAGCAAATCCTCTGATTTCGGCCTGACAATTCTTTGCAAAAATACCACACTTTAGGGCGTAATTATGGCAGTTGCTTACTGTCATATTATACACATCTTTATATCCGTAAAAGCGTATTCCTACTACTTTATGATTATTGTCTATTCTGTCCGTAACCTTATCGGTTATTTTCCCAAAATCTTCTGAAACCCTATTAGTATCCCTCATACCTCGCAGGATATTTGAACAATTTCTACCACAAACATTGTATTTTAATTTATTATACTCCTTACCCGCTACAACCCGGCTCTTTCCACAAATTACACAGGTAATCTCCTTACTCATTAGGGTTCTTCTATTTTTTATTTTTAAAATAGACTCTGGGGAATGATGCTTTCCGAACATCCCGTTGTTGGCCCCAACATTACAACCGGATTCTCTAACCGCTTTTATCATTTGAGATATTCTAAATTGTCTATTTTCGTCGGAACATTCTCCCCAACTCTTTTTTATTGCGGTACTCAACTTCTTTCTATATTTAGGATTACTAAAATTCTCTCGTACTTTATCGGAAAGGGTGTGTTCTTTTCCGTGTATAGCCTCATGTTGATTAGGAGTTAAAACTTCCAAATTACTCAAATTATTATTAGTACCGTCTCTATCTATATGATGTATTACCTTTCCTTTTCTATCTATTCCTAAAACATCTTCTACTACTATTCTGTGTAATGGTATGTTTAATACTCTATTGAGTCTACTTATCGAAGAAACATTTGTATATTTTTTACCATAGGTGGTATTGTAGTCTACCCTATGGGAGGGTAATAAGGAATCCCCAATATGCAAATCCTCTATTTTTTTATAAGTACCGTCCCTCATTAAGATTTGATGCTCCTTAGTTCCCTTAAAACTCTCCCCATTATCCATCATAATCTCAAATACCGGAGCATTTTTGGTAGACAACCAAGCCCGCTCTATCCTCTCAACCCCTGTCCTTCTTTTTTCTAAATTAAAACATAAAGTATAGATTTCCTCTCCTTCACTTATCCTCCTCTCAATATTTTTGAGGGTGTCTGCTCCGGATAACAAATTAATCTCAGTGTCACCATCTAAACAATAGTCCGCATAAACGAATGTAAATCCTTCTCTTGCACAAATCATCTTTTTGATGTGCTTATTGTTTACTATATTCTGCTGATTGGGCTCGGTAGCACTTAATCTATCTGTTACTGTAGTAGTAGTGTGTAGTCTACCATGTACTATTCCTCCTATTGCTACTTTAGGCAGTCCTAAGATATAGGTAGAGTAGACCTTTTCTACTGCTGAGTATGCTAATAATAAGTCCAATATAGGATGATGGGTTGCATCCTTCAGTAGAGAAAGTGCTCCAATATCCGTACTCGGAGTACCCGACTTTTCTGTAGTTTTTAATATAGGGAAGTTAAATTGCTCAAATACCGATACTAACTCCGGCCCCGAATTTATATTAAACTCTCTGCCTACAATTTTATATATCTTACCAGATAAGATGCTTAATGCCCTCTCATATTTTAGTCTACATTCTTCCGCATACTCTAAGTCTATTTTAAATCCCCTTTCCTGTATTTTCATCAATACAGGTTGCACCTCTAAATGAAATCGTTTATAATATTCAAATAGTTGGGGGTCTTTTCTTAGTGTTTTTGTAAAGTCCTCCGTAAGTCTGAATGTTGCTATGGTGTCATTACAACATCTATTCTTTATAACTTCTATTGGTAATTTATCAAATCTTTTTATCCTACCCCTACCCATAAGAAGATTCGATTCATCTTTGTACCCCACTAAATCCGGGTAATTGGAGTTAGTCAGATACTCTAAATCATTAGGAGTATTTTCGTCTAATATATGGGCTAATACTAATGAATCGGCTCTAACAGACCTTACTATTATACCCAAGTCCTGTTTTAAGAACTCTACATCGAACATGGCTTTATGAAAGGTCTTACCTACTTTCTCATCTTCTAACACTCCTTTTATATCACTTAATATTTTATCTGATACACAAATTTCAAGATTATCTCCTAATACAGATTTATCCCTTATTTGAATATAATAACCAGAATCCCTATTATAAGAGAATCCTATACCTATTATCTCATCTCCGGCATAAACATTCAATCCAGAAGTTTCCACATCACAACTTATTCTTTTAGACTCTCTTAACTTGTTACATAGATTAGATACTTCTTCCTCTGTTTTAAGTAATATCTTTTGTGTAGTAGATTTAATATTTATTAAAGATTTTGCTAATTTAAAGTCAGAGATAACATCAGATAAATATTGCATATTACCTCTTCTAAGGAAGGAGGGGTGTAAAGAGGGGACAATCTTTATACCATTCCAAGTCTTTACTGTTCCCCGTTTCTTTACTATTCCCTCGCTTCCAAAGAAGAACTTGTGGGGAGTATTCCCTAAAGCAAGAATTACTTCTGGTCTTATTGCTGAAATTAGGGGTAATAAATGTGCTTTTGGGCATATCTTTATTGCCTCTAAGGCATCCTTGTGTTTAATGTCATTCTGAGGAGGTCGGCAGCATACGACATTAAATACATAAATATCCGATTCTTGAATATCTGCTTTATGTAGAATTTCATCAAGAAGTTGTCCCGCTTTGCCTACAAAAGGTATTCCAGCAATACTTTCCTGCTCTCCGGGAGCCTCCCCCACAATGAGAATCTTTGCTCTCTTATTTCCTCTACCAAATACTGGTTGATTAGAGTGCTTTCTAAGAGAACATAAGTTGCAATCCTTATTCAAATTATTCCTTAATTAGTCCAAATTTATTTATATTCTTATCCCAATCATCATATAGTTCTTTATTAGTTTCCTTTATATCTAAGGACAAAATCTTAAAGTCTTCTATATTGCCGATAATTCTTGTATATAATCTACCCCCATCAATAGCAATCTTTCTACAAGAGCATTCCCTGTAATCATGATGTGCCCTACTAAAAATAATATCACCACAATTAAAACATTTAATAGCGCAAACTTTCATTAATGACTCCTATACTTTAAAATAAACTCCTAATTTTTCAAAGTTTATTATCCCTTTAGGGAATAATTTTAATAACTCAGCCGGGGTTTTAAAGATTAATACCCTACCAGAACTATAGTGAGATATATCTTTAAAGTCAAACCTACTTAGACGTTGACCATCTCTTGCAATAACATTTCCACACGAACAAGTTACTGCTACATCAAATTCTCTTGAATAGATATGCTCACCACACTTTAAACAAGTAGCATAATTCAAAATCATATTAATTCTCCAACAATATCGACTAAAAGTTTATTAATTTTATCTGTATCCGGGTACTCTCTCAACTTACAATGTTGAAAAGAAATGTTTATAGTTTTAAATAAATTATTAGCCTCCTCTTTAATTTTTTCTAATGATACTTCTCCTCTTTTTATTGCAATAAGATGCGAATTATCTTTTCTTTTTACCTCAATAGTACCCTTTTCAAGAATATCTATGCCCGTCTTTAGAAGTCTAATTAAGTGAGAACACGCCTTGCAGTTTCCATGTATAGAAATTTTTCCATTTTTTCTTGTTATAAGAATCCCATTGGGAACCGAAAAACAAACAATTCTTTGATTTTCCACAGGAATTTTTTTTACAGATTTATTTTTAATAATAGTATGGACTTTAGAAATAGAGCAATTTATAAATAATTGATACATTGCGTTAGAATATTTTGAAGAATTTGTTTCATAGGGCCCATTTAAAGAGCTCACCCACCCACACATAAAAACTAATTCTTGAACATCATCGCATAACAATTTTGAGGAATTATGAAAAATAAACTTTTTTTGTTCAGCGGATACTATAGTTCCGCCCCCATAAATAAGACCTTTAAACAGATAAGACATCATTCTCTTAGTAGAGAGAAACACCCATCTGGGAATTCTTTTCTCCTTACTATGTCCACAATCCATATATAGTTGATTAATAATTTCCTTATTCCTTATAGATAACTGCCACTCTTCCTTCCTATTTTTTAAAAAAGAGGGGGATCCTCTTTTACGAGAATATTTATAGATAGAACTCTTACAGACAACTCCGTATTTATTTTGAAATCTTGACATCTCTCGGCACAGCCTCCCCCCTTTTGATTGAGAGATTACTAAGCTATGTGGCTTTTTATTACGAAATTGGAATGTTCCATCAGATAAAAACCAACCCATTAACGACATATATGTTGTTAGGGGAATTGGCAATCTTTTTATAAAATCTGGATGTTGATAAAGTGTTGTTTTTGATGAGGGTGCTAATAATATACTAAAACAATCGGGAAGCTTTGAGGCCTCCCCCAAACACCAATTATATTTTTTCCCAGTATTTCTTCCCATCTTTTCATATAATAGTCTATGATTTGGTGTTACAGTAGTTTCAACATAATCTCCGAATATTCTATAAATATTTCCAGTAAATAGACTATTAAATCTTTCCGTAAATTGTTGATATTCTACTCCAAATTTATGTCTATGAAGCATGGGCAACTGAGTTCTATTTAAAAAAATAGTAGCTAGTTTCGTTTCTGGTAAAATGTTATCGTATAATTTCCATCCTTTGTCGGTTAGAAATTCTGTATCATCGGTATAACAATCAAATCCAAACTTATCTACCAATGCTTTTCTTTTCTCTCCCATATATCCATAGTAGTCAAACTTATGGATTCTATCTAATTGAGATTTAGCATATCCGCAAAAGGAGTAGTAAGATTGTTTAGATAGAAATAAATCTCTATTATCTATTAGTCTTTGAAACTGGGGGATCTTCCTTAGAAACATACTATCTTCTAAATATAATAATGATAATACATTTGGATTATTTTTAATTAATAATCTGACAAACTTTCTCAATTCATAAATAGTTACATCCCAATACTGCTTGGTAAGTACTAAAGTATCTCTACTTCCAAATGTATTTAGTCCTAAATAGTATTCTCTATTGGGTACAACAATTCCCATTACATCCTTGTCATCAATAGAGTTTGCTTGATATGTTCCATGAGAAATGGAGCCCATATAAGCAAGAGCAATAGCTCTATCAAACAAATCAAAATCTTTGCTATGTTCTACTAATAATTGATTAAGTAATCTCATAATGATAATTTACTAAATTTTCTATTAAAAGTCAAGACTTATTTAAAATAATCTTACTTTATTCTCATTTATTCTTTGAAATTTAATCTCCGATGAGGGTCATTCGCAACGGAAGACGCACCTATTTCACACGGGCTAAGTGTTTTTGCTTCTATGTAAGGGTTAAATAGTCTTACCCTCACCGGAGATATTTATTTGTATTTCCTATTTAAAAATAGGTTTACCTTCTTCCCACCTTTCTACCTCATACAATACTACTTTATTTCGTCTATCTAAACTCTCCCCAAATCTACCTATAGGTTTTAGTTTAGTAACAAAGTTTTGAAAGATTCTATATACTAAATACTTTGCATCTAAATATATATTTAGTTTATCTGACACCTCTTTGATTCTACTTCTTGCATCATCACGAGTAAACACATTATTATATCCAAATGTATCTGCCATTATAGAATAGGGTAGTTTATACTCCGAGTATTCAGAAAAAGGGCAACTATAGTGTACATTGAAGCCAAACCTATCTACATGATTAGATGGTAAAAAGCTGTTTACCAGACACTTTGTTGGGTCTTTGTAGTATAGAGCACCAATAGTGCTAATTAAATCAATCCTAGTTAATTCTGGATTGGTTGCAACCAAACATAATCCTTCTATACTTTGTGCTATGCTTTTAAGAAATTCTAAATCAGCATGATTAACTCTGTAATAAAATTCTATTTCATTTAGTCTTGCCATTATTTTTTCACTAAATCCTTGTTTTCTTCTTTGAGTTTCATAATATTCTGTACTTGTTCATAAGATATGGGGTAATAATTGTTATTATCCACTCCCACATCATAGCTCTTACCATAAGAGGGTAGCCTTCCATGAGAATGTCCATATAACATCCAAGCCCCATAATGGGAATGGTCCCATACCCTCATGGCATAGTGGCACAGTACAATAAACTGATTGTCTATTCTAATAGTCATTAATGGGGATAGTTCTTCAAACCACTGTGGGTTTTTTCTACACTCCTTATCATGTGAGCCATAAATCATAACTATTCTACCATTTAGTTGCTCTCTATATACCCTACTATTGCCCCAAGAGAAGTCCCCTAAATGATATACTAAGTCTTTGACTCCCACAACTTTATTCCAATTATCTATTAGGGTTTCATCCATTTCTCTTGTACTTAGAAATGGGCGATTAGTAAACCTAATAATGTTATGATGCCCAAAGTGGGTATCTGCTGTAAACCATATATTAGTCATTAGGCACCCCCAAATCTTCTCTACTGACTTTTAATTCCTTTTCTATTATTCTAAAAAGCTGTTTCATCTTTATTCTGGTAATATTTGAGTTACAGTTAGTACAAAAGAATTTACCTTTTGCGTGTAACCTTTCTCCCGATTCTCCGTAAAGATGCTCCCTATAGAAATTAGGTAAAGATGTAACATCACTCCCACAATTAAGACAAAACACTTTGTCGGAATCTCTTTTAAATCCCGTTCTTTTCAAAATTCTGTAAACCGTTCTT